CCATATAAGCGGCTACAATACTTTTCTTGACCTGGTTCGTGACCTCTGCAAGTTTCAGGAGATCGTCCGCCTGATAGGAACCCCACAAGGATACGGAAGGATTGTGCGCCATCAGCATAGCATTCTTTGCGATCCTGCGGCTGTCGCAGGCCATTAGGACAATCGTGGCTGCACTTGCACAGATTCCTATAATTGTCCCGGTGATCGTGGCTTTGTTCATGGCAAGCGCGCTGTAAATGGCATTTGCCGCAAATACATCCCCGCCTATGGAATGGATCACCACATTGATGGATTTCTTATCTCCCAGACCGTTCAGCTCATTTATGAAATTTCGGTATGTAACACAGTCGTCACTCCACCAGTCTTCTTCCGACTGGATCGTTCCGAAAAGCTGAAGCTCCGCCGTGTCCCCATTATCCATGAAATTCCAGAACTTATTCGTCTTCTGATTCTGATTCCCCGCTGTCATCACCTGGTTCATTATCATTGTCTTCTGTTTCATCACCTTTGTCCCCGCTTTCATCATCACTTTTTTCCGGCTGTTTGTTCTCCGGTATTTTCTTTGTTCCAGAAGCCAGAAGTCCAGCTGCCTTCATCATCTGGTTTTCCCGCGCCAGTTGTGCCACGTTGCTGTCAAAATCTCCGCCCATCATCTCTATGGTTTCTCGCTGCCTCGTGGAAATTCCGATACTGATCCGCTTTTCAGCGGCGTTTACCTCCTTGACCGGATCGATCTGTCCCTGTGCCGGTCCGTTCCACTGTGCACCGCAATATGCCTTCCGGATCAAGGGATCAAGAAAAAATCCGGGCGCTTTCAACCGGTTATTTGCAATCGCTTCCGTAAGGAATATCTCATAGACCGGCTGGCAGAAATCAGCCGCCAGCCATGCGCGTTTCATTCTGAACGCCTTCCATGCTTCCAGCAGTGCCGCCCGGGAAGCGGAATAATTTGACGAGAACTGTTTTGTCAGGATCTCGACCGGGATCTCCAATGCCGCACCGACGTATTTCGCAAGCGAAGTAACAAATGCGTCAAAGTTGCTTGACGGACGTTTCGCATCAGCAATATCTATCTCTTCATCAGGATTCAGGACATTGACCAGCCCCGGTCCAAGTTCATAGTTCCTGTCACCATCCGCGATCCGATCATCTTCGTCGGTGACTCCCGTAAAACCTATTTCCGACGTTCCCCTTGTGGACTTTATGAAAACAGTAAAAAATCCGTTTATAACTGCTGCCATCTGCTCTGCCTCGCTGTACCGGGTGAGTTGTTTCAATGATTCGATCACCGGCGCCAGATACGGGACGCCCCTGTACTGTTCAGCCCTCTCCGTCTCGTAGATCATCAGCACATTGGGAACATTGGTATGTTCCCCGAACGCCTTGACTCTCTTCCATTCCTTTTTCGAATAAAGATTACTGTTCGGATAAGTGGAACAGATGTGGTATGCCACAACCCGGTTGTTTCCGTCCACCTCCACCCCGTTAAAGATCCTGTTCCCATTGTCAGGATTTGTGGCATACAGATAGACATTGTTTCCAGTGCTGTTTGGCGTGGAAACACGGTCTGATTCTATGAGATGTATGCGCAGCCCATATGGAAGCGTCCTCGTAGGCTTTTCATATTCCAGGAGGACACAGGCATCACCGTTCATCAGCCACGACATACATGCCACCTGCTGTATCTCATAAAAATTATTCACCCTTGTGGAATCACAGAATTTTGACTGTGCCCATAACTCAAATTCCCGCTCCGCCCTGCGCTGCCAGTCTGCCGCCTGATCCGGCGTCATTCTGAGGAAATCCGCGTCGATCGTACTTTTGAGCCGCAATCCCTCTCCGACAATGTTTGTCCGGTTGGTCTTGATCGCCGATACTGCCAGGGGCGCTGACATATACAGGCTTCGGGATCTCTGTCGCAGCACCGGGATATTTTTATCGATGTCTTCCTGCGGTGTCTTGCTATATGCACGCCAGCCGCGCATTGAATTTTTGTTGCGCGCCGCTCCCGACTCATCATATCCGGAATTCTGGAAAGCCCTGATACTTTGCAGCTTCCAGCGCGCTGTTTCGCGGCGCAGTGCCGCTGCAGGATTGACCGCTTCCACAACCCTGTCAAAAATATTCATCCCTCTTCCCCCTAAATATCCCGCGGAAGGATACGGAAAGCCTTATTCTTACCACCGCTTGCTTCCAGTGTCTCAATCTGCCCTTCCAGTTCCTTTATCGCTGCCCGTATCGTGGACAGATCCGCCCTTTTCAGGCTTTTCGTTCCGATCGTGTATTCCTGGTTCAGCAGCACGGCTTCCTCAGCCTCGTAATACATTTCGAGCCGCTTTTTGTAGCGTTCCAGGCGCTTTTTCTGTACTTCCGTCAATGGATTTTCCACCTTTCTATATTTCCACACCGCGTCCCACAACCCCTGTTTTACGCGTTTTCTTTACTTTTCCCGGCGATTTCTTCATGTAATTTATGCCCGCCCTGACCTTTTTTTCCAATACTTCAAAATTGGGCTGCAATATTTCGACTGCCGCGGTGTTGTATACGCGGAGATCCAGCGGTTCGTTGCGTATAGTGCTTTTCTTTTTCCACTTTGTCACCGGACGTCCGTCCCTGATCTCCGTCACCCGCTGCTCGCTGTTCAGCCCTTTTATGACGATCTCATCATAACCGCATTCGTCGTTTACAGGGAAATGACAGTATCCCGGCCCCTTCTCTGTAATGGTTAGCCTTGTCACAACCGTTTCCTTACCACTGTCAACTCCCAGAATGAATACTTTCACCTTATATTCATTGTTTGTTGACAGTTTATGTATCAGCGGGATCCCCTGGCTTTCCCTTCCAAAACCCTTTATTCCGCTGATGCGCTTCCCTTTCTTCTCCATGCGTTTCAGGAATTTATAGCATTCCGTGGTTTTATGTCCTCCGGTATCGATACACGTTCTGGCGATCAACAGCGAAGATCCGGACGCGAAATGAAATTCGCGTTCAAGCCATATCTCCAGCCTGTCCCATGTCTCTTCCCTGTCCAGATCTCCATATAACTTTTTGTATCTGATCCCCCACGATTCATAACCACGCCCCCAGCCGACGACCTCGATCTCAAACCTGTCATCCTGCACATCGACAGACGCCGTGAGGAGCAGAACACCGTCCGGCAGTTCCGCATTATAACGTTCACGGCGGGATAATAGGGAATCATCATCGGCACCTTTTCCACGTTCCTCAAAAGTTTCCCCAAGCACAGTATTAATAAATGTTTTCAGCTTGTTGATATTACCGTTTTCCTTCCGTTCCCTCTCGGCCTCCCTCCACTCACGGATAATTTCCGGCCAGTGTACCCATGGGGAAGCAAGCTCATTCAGGTGAAACGACCGTTTCCGGTGCCTTTCCGGGTGTGCCGCGATGTACTTTCCCTGTCCCTGTTTCCAGTCTACCTCCGAAATATGTTCGTGACAGTATTTGCATTCCATTGTCACATCTGCAAAGACGATACGGCTCCATTCGTAGGGCTGGTACCTGCCACAACACGGGCAGGGCACACACCATTCTTCCATCGTGCCGGACTGGAATTCTTCCTCGATTTGACTGGCGCCCCTGACCGTCGGTGTGGAAACCTTGATCTTCTTTTTATTCCAAAATGCCGTCGTCCTCTTTTCTGCCAGTTTGATGGGATTCCCTTCGGTTCCCGCGCTCGCAGGATAACGGTCAACCTCATCCATCAGCACAATGCGGACAGGCCTTGAAGCAAGTCCCGCAGCCGAATTAGCACCGGCGATCGTAACATGTCCGCCCGGAAATACCTTGTGCAGGATCGTATTCCCAGATGATTTTGACTTCGCATCGTGGACTTTCCCAGACAGCGCTGGTGTATCGCGGATCATCGTCGCCAGACGATCCTTGGAAAAGTCCTCGGCCATCGGCTTTACGTTCGGCTGCACCACCAGCATGGGTGCAGGATCATAGTCGATATAATAACCGATGATGTTAAGGAGTAGCTCTGTCTTCCCGACCTGCGCGGAACTCATGATCACGATCTCCTCCACCAGCGGATCATTTACGGAATCCATGATCTCCCGCTGGTACGGGGCACGGTCCGTATTCCACTGTCCGGGCTCCGCCGCGCTTTCAGCCGACAGTTTCCGGTACCGGTCTGCCCACTGGCTGACTGTCAGCACCGGCGGAGGACTGACTGCCTTGGCAAGCTCACCGAACAGTTTCAGCGTTTTATACTCGATCCTGCTGTCTTTATAACGCTTTTTCAGGGCAGCCGCATCAGGGTTTGCAAGCGGCAACTGACTATTTCTGATCTTCCTGTTCATCTCCTGATTCATCCTCCTCGACATACTCCTCACTGTAGAATGCCCTTGGATCGTAATCCTTTAATTCATTCAGTGCCTCGATAATCTCACAGGTCAGCCGGTCTTTAATAAACACTGCATCCCGGCTTTCCAGAATGGGAGCAACTTTGGAAGGAATGTTCATCATTCTGGTTTTAAATGCGACCAGCATGTCCGTCATAACGATCTCTACATCCTGCGCCTTGTGCAGTCCGCCTTTCATGATCTGCAGCTTCAGTTCCGAGATATGCCGCTTGACCCTTTCGTGCAGTCCCTTTTCCTCCTCGAGGTTGATCTCCCCGTCCGCCAGATCCACGCCGACTCCCTCTGCTGCCAGCTTCACCGTTAGGAACTGTCGTGAAATAATTTGTATATTTTTGGAATCTATGTTAATATATGTCATGAACGAGTTTA